TCCATACCATCATCAGTTTTAAACCAAGCGGCTAAGGCTGAATATGGATGTTCATCAAATGGGACAGTCATAAGTTTTCTGTCATTGCTTCCATAAAAGAAAGTTCTTTGATCTTGTGATAATTTTAAAATACCAGATTGAGTTGCTTTAATTCCAATGTTTCTTAACTCCACATTTTCATCATTAGCAAGATTTATAAATAAACCTGGATTACGTTTTGCAAAAATCAATAAGTCTCTCTTTAATTCTGAAGAACTTAGCGAATCTACTTTGTTTCCTTCCTCTACTCTTAATACAGCTTCTGCTTCATTTATGTCCATTTGCTTAGCAATAAGCAAAGCTTCTATTTCTAATTCTATTTGTTGTGTTTCGTCTATAGAATCTTGAATAGGATTGTATTCCTCGTATACTTCATCTCTAGCGGGGTGATACAAAGACAATAGTTTCTGCAAACAAACGTCTGATTTAGGAACTCTTAAAGCTCCTCCTTTAAAAATAATTCTACCCAAAGTTACCATACCTGTTTGTTCATCGGCAAATGGGGAGGCTTGATTAGTTGAATATCTTAATTCTCTTTGATACCCTTTTTCTTCATCAAACCAAAGTAATGGTTTTCTGCTTGAATGTTTGCTCTGTAATGTATATGTTAAAGGTTTTTTATTACCTTTCAGAGTATATAGTTTATCTACATAAACTGGTTTTTGTTTAATTTTTTTAGGTGCAGCTTTTACCGCAACCTCCTGAGGTGCAACCTCAACAGCTTCTGCTTTAGCTTTTTTAGCCATGATATAATATAATTAAATAGTTAATAATAAAACTCCGGGGCCACGTCTCACTTTGGTATATGTGACCCCAGAATTTTTATTTTAAAATTATGCTATTTTCTTAAATAACACAAAGTTGTTTGCTCCTTGAACACAAAGTGCACGCTCCGATAAGAAGTTTACATTCATTGCATCCTCTTCGCTTGTGTAGTTTCCGCCAACAGATCCAGTGATCCAAGACTTCATTCTTCGGTCGTCAGCTTCAGAAGCTCTGTAGCGTACGTGTAAGAATGGTCTTTGAATGTTTGTACCTAATTGTTGATCGTAAACAGTTGAAACACCAGCAGGAACTAATACTCCTTCAATATTTGCGAAACCTCCACGAGTTGTAGAATCATTCAAATATTTCCAGTCAGTTTTGTAGAAATCGTAAGATCCTCTACGGAAACCGCTAAATCCAAGGTTTAATGCCATTTCTTCATCGTTTTCAAATACACCAAAAGATGTTCCACCTCCATAAGGGGCATTAACAGCAGCAAGCATATTATCTATAGACAAAGCAGTTGAGCGATCTAAGAAAAGCATGTTCTCTTCAATAGCACCTTGCGTGTCTAATTGCGTTAAAATAGTATCAAACTCATTGATTCCGTTGTTAGCAGCGTAATCTACGGCTGCAGCGGAACCACCAACAGGGGCAGCAGCAGCAGCAAATCCTAAAGTAGCTCCAAAATCAGCACCAGTGTAAACGTTACCTCTAGATTCAATAGCAGAGAATAAACCTTCACTACCAGTGTTAGTACCAGAAGGACCGTTTATTGACGCGAAAGAAGCGGCACCACCTACAACTGTTAAGTCTGCTTTTTCAGCTTCAACCATAGACATTTCTAGGTGATCTTGAAAACGCAATCTTGACTCATGCTCAGATTTTAAGTACCATAAGTACCCACCTGTTCCAGCTTCAGAAGTTACTTCAACCCATCCAATTTGAGCAACGTTAGATCCAGCAACTGAATACTTGTTACGTAAAATAATTGGTTTGTTGTTAAAGAATTCTGATTTAGCCTCAATTGAATTACCTCCAGTAGCACTTCCTTTTGCATACTCTGAACCGTATACGAATAAAGAACATCCTGTTGTGTTATCAGCACCAAGCACGTCAATACCGTTAGCTCCATTTGTGTAGGCTTGTACTGTGGCTTGTTTGTTACCACCAGCGGCAGCAACTGCAGAAACGTAAGCTTTAATCTCATTGTTTCCTTTTCCTAATACAATAGTGTCTCCTACACCGATAAGCGCAAGATCAGCGTCAGATGCAAATTCAATTGTTTTTTCATCTATTTTTTTAATGTTGTCAAAAGCAACGTGTAATCGCCCTTGCTCAACCCATGTTACTAGGTCAGAAGACATCGGCATCTCAGCTCCCACCATAGTTAAAAATCCAGAGATTGTACGATTTCCAAATCTTTCGATTTCTTTTTCGTAAACCTCAGGCAAGAACTGTTGATCAAATTTAAGATCACTAATGTTCAAGTAATTATCCCAAGCTAATGTTTTAGTTGGGCGCGGCGTTAATTTAGCCGCAGCTGTTGAAAAACTCATAGTTTATTTTTTTTTAAGTGTTATTTTCTTGTTCTAATTTTTAGTTTAGAAGTATCTTGCCCGTTTATTGCTCTTACGGTCCAACCATTAGAAGTGGTAACTTTTTCATGAACACCTCTCGCGTCCATATTAACATTCTTAGATTTCGCCATACTTTCTTTCATTGCATCGGCTTTGCCTTGCTCATAAAAGTGTTTTGCAACAGCGTCGGGGTTCATAGCAGTGAAAAGCGATTTATGGTAACCTTTAGCATCTGACATTTCATTTTTATCGTTTAAGAACTTCTTAACAAAATTATTAATGTCGCTTTGGGTTTCCTTAATCTCATTCGGATTTTTAACCTTAAACCTGTATTTCTTGTCTCCAACTTGATAATCAAAACCTTTGAAATCATTTGAAAAAACATTATTGGTTTGGTTTAAAAATACGTTTTTTTGCTTTTCAGCCACTTTAGATGCTTCCGCATTATCTTTATTATAGCGATTAAAAAATTCAACCGCTTTTTGTTGTTCTGGATTTAATCTTGATCCAGCTTTAATTTCTTCGTAATATTTAGACTTTAGTCCGTCTAGGTGGCTTTTAGCTTTTGCTAATTCCTCCTTATATGCAATTTTCTTTTTTCTTATGTCTCTTTCTTCATCGACATCTTCTTCGTAAGAAAAATTGTCTTGCATTAAAAAATCAATTTCTTCTTTATCTAAATGAGGCTTAGTATTTTCGTAGTATTCTCTAAGCAATTGGTTTTCGCTTAATTTAGAATAGTCTGTATTTAATTTAACATAATCCTCTAGGCTGCCGCCAGTTTCATTCATAAAGTCTACAACTTTTTGAATATTCTCAGGAAGTGGTTCCCCTGATTCAACCTGTTCTTGAACGGCTTCTGCAATTTCTTCTTGTAAATCTTCGGCTTGCTCTTGAACTTCTTCTTCGGTTATTTCTTCTAAAACTATTTCTTTTTCTTCGGTGTCCCGTACTTCTTCAACCACTTTTTCGCTGTTGCTCTTGTCTTGGGGTTGTTCGACAGCGACATCGCCACCATCTGTGCTTTGTTCTTGAACGGCATCTTCTTTTTCGTCTTGTTTATTTTCTCTTAAATCAATTTTAATAACGTCATCTTCTGCTGGTTTGTCAACAAGCTGCTTTGGACGTCTTGGCTTTTTTACCTCAGCTGTAGGTTCTACAACTTCGTTTTCTTTGTTTTCCATGATAAAATATTATAAAATTACTATTATTATTATTACTTGGGCTCAAAAGAACCTAAGTCAAATCCTCCTCCAATTATGTCATTTCCGCTAGATTCAAAGTTTTTAGGAGGAGTATTGTTTTTTCTTTGATCTATTAATTCGCTTTGTTGAGTACCTTGAATCTTAACTCTTTTGTCTTTTCTGTCTTCTTTAGAATTTTCCACAGCGTTTTTTTGGCTAGTGTCCATTTCTCTTAATTTAACATTGTATTGAAATTCTAAGTTCATTAATTGCATTTTAGACTGCACCTCTAATTGCATTTTTCTTTCATCCAACTGTGCTTCAATTTGTTTTAGCTCTATTTCTTGTTGTCTTAAAGCTTGATTTTTTTGCACCTCTGCTTGTGCAGCCACCTGCTGAGCCTGCGCATTTGCTTGGGCCTGAGCTTGTATATTTTGCTGCTGCATCAGTTGGTCTCTTTCTTGCTTTTTCTTTCTTCTTAGCTTTAATACCTGATTTGCAAGTTTAATATTTTTTATTTCTCTAATATCAATAGCATCAGAAAGTTCTATTAGACCCGCTGATAATGCTGTCTGTATATTATTTTCTAGCTGCTGTTTTTCTTCTTCGTCAGGTGCTAAATCTATAAATATGCCAAAATCATATAAATGCAATTCACCCATTTCTTCTAAGGTTGCAACATTATGGCCACCTATTTTTTGTATAAAAGCTTCCTTAGTTGGAGAATATTCCAGTATATCGGATATTCTTAACGATAGACATTCGGCTAAAGTGGCAGTTAAATATAACCCGCCATTTAATATATGTCTTGTAGCTGTATTACTATTTGCTGCTGCAATTTTTTGTATACCGACCAGAGCTCTTGAATCTGGAGTGCTTCCGTCTCTCGCTTCATTTAATCCAGTCGTGTCGCGGATCATTTGCAAATAATAGTTGTATGTCCCTATTAATGCTTGCATTTTGTTTCCGCCACTGCCACTAGTTATTTCTTGTATCGGCACTTTCCCTGGGTTCATATCTCCATCCTGGGTAAAAGACCTGCCAATTACAGAACCTGTTTGGAAAAACATATTTAACGCCTCTTGAGGGTTATAATTAGTTCCATTACCTAAATCAACTTCGGCCAAACCGTCTGCGTCAAGATAGACACCATCTGGTACCATTCTCGACATTACCTGTTGCAATTTTAAGTGGGTTAATTGGATCATATCAGCAAACCCAGTTATGCGGCTAACTAAAGATTCAATTCTGCCTTTATACATACGTGGCGCAACTATACTATAATTCATAAGAACTTTTGTATAGTCACTTTTTGGGCGCATCATATTTTTTGCCATTTCCCATTTTAACAAATAGTCCGTGCCTAAAACCAAAACACCCTCGTATAAAACTTCTAATGATCTTGATAATTTGCCAAATTGCTCCTCTAGCATTTCTACAGGAGGATCAAATTGATCATCTCTTAATACTATCTTGCTAGCGCCAGTTGCAGTTTCTTTAACCTTATAAACTTCATTCATATAAGTTTTAAAGTTAAAATATAAAATTTGTACATTGTTTACGTCTGGAGTTCGGCCGCTATTTATAGGTCTATCATAAAACCCTGTAGTTTTATAAGACGTTTTTGATATTTTTTCTAAGTCTTCATTAGTAAGCGAAGGAAATTGCTTCTTAAGCTCATTTATTGGGACTTCTTTAACCTCCCCAGCATAATATATATCATCAAAGTATGGGGACTCAGTATAAGAGTATACTAAGTTTGCAGGATCTACATAATCAACAACAACTCCTTCTGATAGATTAAACGTGTTTTTAACCGCTCCAATACCTATAGTCGCTAAATCATAATATAGCCTACGCTGTATTAGATCGTAATTATTTCCATCAAGTAAAGTATTTATGGCTTGTTCCTCTGCCATTTCTACAGCCTGCTTATACGTTAGCTGCATATGTATTTCTAATTCTTCTTTTGTTTCAGGAAGATCTTCTACATTTGTTCTAAATATAGA